TATGCATTTGAGTTAACATGTAAACCTGCATGAGGATCTGCGGTGACGAGACCTACTCTATTATTATTTGTATCGACAAACAGGTGCGAATTCCCTACTAATAGGTTACTTGTAATATTAACCTTCCCCGAAAAGGTTTGAACGTTAATGTCACTGCTCATCTATAGTAGTTTAAGAAATAAGTGAAGCTAATGTTGTCTCAAGTAAGGCGATCCGCGCCTCGAGCTTCTGGTTGACGGCTTGGAGCGTTGCCAGGTCGGCTTTGGTGGTTTGGAGGTCGGCTCGGGTGGTTTGGAGGTCGTTTCTGGTCTCGGTCAATTCGGCTCGGGTGTCATCGAGTCGTGTTTTGATGTCGGTCACGGCTCGGGTGCCGTCGAGTCGTGTTTTCTCGAGGTCGGCTCGGGTTTTTTGAAGTTCAATTGTCATAGGATCTACGAAATCTTCATTAACTTGAACGGGTGTTGTGTTTTGGTGCTCCATGACGATTTGGTATCTAGATTTGTTCGGGTCCATCACCCGTTCCACTATTTCGTCAGCCTCGTCATTGATTCTCTCCGATAGGATAGAATTGATTTGTTCGGGTATATTCGAGAATATCTCTTTCATACATTCCGTGTGCACCACGTCTATTTCAACTTCAATTATACACGAACCATTTTCGTTTTCTATGCATTTTCCGACGGGGGGTCCGCAATGGCGGTCCTTGACCTGTCTGTAACATCTACTGGAAATGATGTTTTCGACCCAATCTTCCGGACAGTTACACAGCGAGTGAAGACATTTTGACGAGAAGTCGTCAAGGACCACACGTAGGAGAGATGTACCGTCTTCGTTTTCAATGTATGTCACGTTCATCCTTATAATTACTCCTTATATTTTTAAACAGCGTATATCAGTCCACCTGAAAAATAATGTCTATTAGCACTTAGGCTACCTGCATTAAATAATATTAATCTGATATAATCGTTGGCGTTTAATTGAAGGAACCAAGACGATGTTCCACCCGATCCACCATTTATAGACCATAACTGAGACCCGTTATACGTATTATAATCTACATAATCAGCGTTATAAGCAAGACCGTAATGCTGGTCGTTCACGGTAAATCCAGTAAAAGTAAAAAAGTAAAGCCCTTTGACGGGAGCTGTAAATCTTAGATTAGTCGTGTTAAAATGATTTCCGTTATTGACTTTTACAGTATTACCATAAGCAAACCAAGACGAAAATGATGAAGTGCTGTCCGTCACAAAGAAAAATGTGTTCGTCTGTTTGATATACCCATTCACTTCCAACTTTTGACTAGGACGTCTCACCCCAATACCAACGCGAGTTTCTCCGGGTTCATTATTTACATACAAACCATATATACATTCAGTCGAACCGGAACTTCCGGGGTCTGTCGGTTTACTATAAATGTGTGATTGAACTCTATAAGTCATAGTCCCAGATGGTGTGCTCCAATCCGAGCCGTCGCGATAATGCCATAAATCATAGTCGAAGGCATTCACCGATTTATAAAAAAAACGGTGCTGCAGATAATGATCACTGTTAATACCGGAAACATGGGGCACACCAGCGTATTGCCTCTGAAATTCAAACCTATTAGAATTATGTTGTGAATGACCGTTCGTTGCAATTTCAATGATTCCGTTCGCTTCTATATGGAACCGACCTAGATATACGTACGTACCCGTCGCGACGGATGATGCCGAAAAAGTTTCTCGGTACACCGACTTTATTTGGGCATTACCGTCAACGTGTAATTTTTCTGATATATTTGTTGTTAACCCAATTCCAACGTTCCCTTCTTTTGTTATGCGCATGGCTTCCGTCAGAAGACCGCCAGCGCCGTTATCTGGACAACGGGCGAATATTAAACCACCTCCATAGGAGCCGCTGTTTCTGTCCTTGTATCCGTAGATACCGCCGGTTGGAACGAGGGCTGCAGTTGGATTATTCCATCTTTGTCTGAACACCACACCTCCACCTATATCTCCATCGTCAGCGGCTTGGTCATTTGTACAAGATATCATTAAGGTCGCTTCGTTAGTTGTGAGACCTGATAACCCAGTGCGTGTCGACGATACGTCTAACGTGCCAGAGGGTAATACTGTACCGATGCCGACGTTGCCAGTGTTCGTCATACGCATAACTTCTACGCGACCGCTGCTTCCATTAACCTCAAAAGACATTTCGTAATCAGAGTGTACACCAAGACCAACATTTTCTCTATGGTATATACCTGGTTTACTCTGATCCACTTTTCGTTGACCAGTGCCGTATACACTAATTGAACCATCCGCGTCCCGTGTACCCACCTCGGGTATCAGCCCATCACCAACCTGAAGTCGTGCTAACGGATTCGTCGTCCCGATCCCAACTTTATCTGTCGAGGTGGCCAAGTAGACCACATCGGTACCGTTGACCCACGATCCGCTGTCAGAATTTATATTAGTTAGACCGGATCCATTTCCAGATAAAATACCACCCAAACTGATATCGGTCTCAACATGAACATTACCATTGACGTGGAGATTAGATTCGGGTGTAGCTGTATTTAAACCGACCTTGTTATTTACTGTATCGACAAACAGGTGCGAATTCCCTACTAATAGGTTACTGGTGATATTAACCTTCCCTGAAAAGGTTTGAACGTTAATGTCACTGGACATTATCTATAATTACATTATAATTTTTCTAAAGACTCTGCGACTACATTTTCCAAAAGACTCATTCTCACATTTAGTGTTTTCAACCGCGAATCATCCAAAATAGAATCTTTTAAGTTTTGAACTTCTTTGGAGATTATGTGAATTGAATCTTTTAAATTTTGAATTTCTTGGGTTATTTTGTGATCATCGTTTTTAGGTTTTTTATTTTTAATTTTAACTTCGACGTGTGTTAGTTGAACTTCAGTGGGAAGTGTTTGTTTATCAAGGTGTATGGTGAAATTTTCATCGTTTATCACTTCTTTAATGGTAAACTCACCATGATCCTTGAATACTACACGCCCACCTTTTAACATACCCGAACATGGTTCAGACATTTTTATTAAGAACATCATGGTTTGCGCGCGAATAGGTATCGGCAATTCCATTAAACCATTTATGTTTCTCTCCATATACGATGAATAGAGAATTTAATAATCAAACGTTTTTACACTCGTACCATTCAAAGAAATACTAGAAAGTTTACCGTTTGCGTTATCAGGTGAAATGTATTCAACAAATATGTTGTATAAAGCAGCGGCTGTGGAAGAGCCACCACCAGAATTAATCTGAGCGGATGGTTTAATTTCCAAAGAACCAGCATTACTAGATACATCCACCGTAGAACTCCATGGATTAGTACTCGTGTTACCAAATACAGAAACCGAACCCAGTTTCAAATTGGGTGTAGTTCCACCACTTCTACTTCCACCACCTACTTCAAGAGACATATTACTGAACTCTGTCTCATCTTCCACAAGGTGAGCAACCACCTTAGCATAGAAGATACTAGACGTAAATGTCAAACATATATTTGCGTTGGCAGTCGTCGTCTGATCCGCGATTGTACCCTCATAACTGTAAAATTTCTTCGTCACACTTCCCGAATTAACAACTAAACCATCTCCTACAGTTAAATTTTCAGCCACTGTGATGTTTTTGGATGCATATACGTTACCAACAACATCTAATTGTCTGTTCGCCGCTGGTGTGGCTGTCCCCACACCAATTCTATCGTTCACAGCATCCACATAGAGGGTGTCGGTGTTAACATAGAAATCACCATCACCCGTAATCCCAGCCTTTTCATTGTTATTTATATTTAAACGAATATGTTGTCCCGATTTCGCATTAAGATGTGTAGTGCCACCTTCAGTTTGTTTAAGTGAATAACTTGACGTGTTGTTATTATCAATATGTGCAAATGAAGCATGATTAGTTTGACCCATATATCCTACAGCTGCGCGACCCATGTATGAAGTCAAATCTTCGTCGTACGCCGCAAATATGTTACTACTATGCACATGTCCCGCAACACCCACACCCCCGGATATAATTACAGAACCTGTACTAGTAGATGTAGATTGGGTGCTATCAGTTACTGTTAATACACCACTTAGAGTACCTGTGGTACCTGAAATAGCTCCACCAGTGTAACTAGCACCTTGGACGGCACCTGAGAAGGTTCCCGCTACCGCGGAGATATCTCCGCTAAAATTGGCGGTAGCCGCTGTAAGTGTTCCAGTTAAAGTTGGGCTATTAGAAAGTACAACACTCGTAGTTCCAGTGCTTGTGGTTACTCCTGTGCCACCATCAGCGACTGCCAGTGTCCCCGTGATACTGGATGCTGCAAGGTCAATTGCGATTTTACCAGATTCTATAACAAGACCACCATTGGTTTTGAGATCTACAGCTACTGTAGGAGTAGCAGATTCACCCGCGACTCCAGCTGTGATACCATCACCTCCAACCAAAGATGCCACATAATTTCCAGATGTGTCAGTTCCTAATACTACATCACTCGCTATAGATGAAACCTGGATATTAGAAAGACCACCACCATCACCGGTAATTAATCCAGAAGCATAAACATTACCAACAACCTCTAGGTTAGACCCTGGTGAGGATGTTCCTACTCCCACGCAATCTTTACTGGCATCTACGAATAACGCATCTGAATTTACAGACAGATTTCCACTTGTATTTAAAGCTCCGTTAATTTGAGCACTTGTAGCTGTAAATCCAGCACTGGATAGAGTACTAGAAAAAGTCCCCGTTGTTCCGGAAATACCACCACCAGTGTAACTGGCACCTTGGACGGCACCTGAAAAGGTTCCGGCTACACCTGAAACATCACCACTAAATGTCCCATCAACACCAGATACATTACCACTGAATGTTCCATTACCTGCCGAAATATCATTAAAAGTCGTTGGAACGATGTCCGCCGATCCATCGAAGGCAACACCACCAATGGTGCGAGCCGTGGTCAAGGTAGCAGCCGACCCCGTAGTGTTTTGGTTGCCTCCCACATTCACACCGGGGAGATCGATGTCAGCGGAACCATCAAAGGAGACGCCCCCGATCAATCTCGCGGTGGTCAGGGTAGCCGCCGACCCTGTGGTGTTTTGGTTGCCTCCCAGGTTCACACCAGGGAGATCGATGTTGGTGGAACCATCGAAGGCGACGCCACCGATCGTGCGAGCGGTGGTCAAGGTAGCCGCAGAGCCCGTGGTGTTTTGATTGCCTCCTAGGTTTACACCAGGGAGATCGATGTTGGCGGACCCATCGAAGGCGACGCCACCGATCGTGCGAGCGGTGGTCAAGGTAGCCGCAGAGCCCGTGGTGTTTTGATTGCCTCCTAGGTTTACACCGGGTAAATCAATGTTTGCCGATCCATCAAACGACACCCCGCCAATCAGTCGCGCGGTAGTTAGAGTCGCTGCAGAGCCCGACAGTGCTCCGCCAGTGAGAGTTGCAGTTCCATCGGTTATACTTCCACCAGATATAACTCCGGTAAATGTTCCATTTACACCAGAAACATTTCCACTAAACGTGCCATTCGTGGTGGTCAAGTTATCTGTGGTTGTATTGGCATTGATTACAACATTATTTTGAACCTTCAAATCTCCAAGAACATCAAGAGTTATGTTATTGGAGTCTGGTGTAATGGAAACGTCTGTACTTCCGTTTTGTGTATACCCGATTGATAAACGCTTTGGATTCTCATCTCCATGGTGGATAATACCTATATTTTGATTTGGGTAATTGATTATAATACCGGTGTCTAGTCCTGTTTGTATATTATTGTGCGCAATACCTATTATACGATCTTCAACAACTAGATCTGTATTTTTTATTTCCGTGATAGTTCCATTACTGAATTGAGTATTACCTTGTACTTCGAGATTACCGAAGATATGAACATTACCGGATGTTGTGAAGGCTGTCGTGGGGTTTTGGAATTCAATGGTATGTGGAGTTGTATTACCGAAACCAGTCACGAGTCTGAGAGGTGGTTCAATCGCAGTTGAAGCAGAAGAACCAGATTCGGTTATCTCCCCAGTTGCTTTATTATACATTAATAAAACGATTTGAGGGTCGGAAAAGTCTTCTCTAAACCGAATAGGAGTCAAATACACTGCACCTGGATTAACGGCGTTCAATGCTACATTAGACGCGTTAAAAACAATGGTATTTTCTGCCTGGTCCTCTAGAGCGTGTTTACCGAAGCGAATTTTGGTCGAACGTTCGACTGTCGACAGGTTTTTGACCATTTAATATATATCGGTATTTTAATTTGCATAGAGGAGCGCCGCGAGCCCATTTTGAATCCTAAGAATGTTATAGTTTACTGCATATATCGGTTCATTGATAGGCATACTTTCACTCATAATTTTGGCTGAAGAAAGTCGGCTAAAATTTAGGGTACCTGTTGGTTGGAGTGAACTTGTAGAAAGACAAAAGCAGTATAAGAAGAAGTCTGGTGATGTTACGAAGTTCGTATGATAATAACTTGATACATCAATGAAGTGTGGTTTACCCCATCTATAGTTGAAAACATCTATACCATTAATGTTAAGCTTAACTTTATTTGATGGTGATGTAAGAGCACTATGTGTAGTAGTATCAGATGAGGCTAAATATTTCACCGGATGATTGAAATTTAGGTCTTGAATAAGTTCACGACTAGCAATATTTTTCTGCACTTGTGTAATGAGAAGATCGTGTTTCCTCGAAGCAATATTTCCACGTTCTTCATTATCAAGGTAATAATAATTTGCGAAGCATTCTATGTTGTAATTAGATGCTTCTGTAGCCCAGTGAATTCTAATTTCCACATTATGATAGTTCAACGCGACCAATGGTAAAGCACACTGAGGACCCTCACAAAAAAAGAACCGAAGTGGATAAAAATAAGAACGAGCGGAAACACCTGGGTGTGTACCGTTAGAACTTTTAGTAACATTTTGAGCAAATGTATCGATAGCAATCTTTTCCGTGAAGATCGCGTCTTGTTTGTCAATGACGGACCCTCCAATTAAGAGCTCGACACTTTCAATAATGTTATCCCAACGTTGTACATCAAGAGCTTGTGCAACGTTATCTAGAGTAAAATAAACATAGCCTAAGAGATCGCCAGAACGTTCAAATTGAACGCTGGACATCGAGTTGTTTCTCACCGCTCCGTGGATTGTTTGCTTTTCGACGGATTGTGAGAAATTAGCATGCCTTTTAAATGTTGAACTAAAAAATGATATCTCGGGATCACCCATGATGTATTCATCCTGGGCGCCAATCGCGATTAATTGAACAACACCTGCGGACATGGTATATTACTATAAAAGGAGAAAATTACAGGTTGGGTTTTCTACACACGAAACGAATTATTAAAAAATTGTCCTTGGCGGGACTGGATGGTACAATAGGATTACCATCTTGATCACGAATAGTAACAGTGAAACGATCAATGCTGCGAATAGGATTCACATATTGAGTGACGAGGGGATAGTTATCCTTGTAACTTATTAATCCACTATTATCACTCGTCACAATACTCGCAAAAGAACCTCTCACAACACTCGCAGCAGCTTGTCCATTTGGTTCGTTAGACGCGCGCTCGGCGAAAATGCTGTCAAGTTCCTCAATGGAGACATAGCAATGTTCAGTTGCCACAGTGGTATTGATTCTAGCAGCTATTAATCTAGCCTGAACAACATTTTTTAGAGGTTGTTGAAGATGACAAGTGAAAGCGTTGGAGGTAGTTTGTCCAATCGTATCAATGGTCACGGTATGATATTCGTGTTGAAGGTCTGGAATCAACTGAGTAGGAGTTGTAATCAGCGCCATATATCATTAGCTTAGATTAAAGATCCACCGATTCCATCCGTAATTTCGTATCCACCAGCTTGACCGGCGACAAGCTTTTGGGCGCCGCACACACCCCCTGGAGTTAAACCCTTGGAGTAAGGGCTACCCTTCTTACCAGAGCCAGCGGTGCACTCGAGTTCGACTGGAAGATCAAAGATGGAACCATCACTGACAGTCTTGGTGGTGATGGGTTTGTACCCACTGGTAGTACTGGTCCTGAAGGCCGCGAGACCCGAGATGATCAGTAGAAGAATAACAATCATGGTGAGAGCATTACGACTGACACGATTAAGTTTGAACATTTATAATGAACTAAGAAATTTTTTAAACTGCGTTAAAGGTAATTTTTTTAGTTTCTACATAGAGAGTAGATGGACGAAGAGATCGTAATCGATCGAGGAAATACCAGTGTTATGAAATTGGATGCAGATGAGCAGGCCATTATGGATGAGATTGAAATTTCCGCCCCCCGCCCTCAACGTGTACCACGACCCACTAGACCCACCTTTAGGCCACCCCCTATGGCGCAACAACAGGAAAGTATGGATGCCTTTGTAAATCCCACCAAACAAACGAACCATAATACCTCGGCTCCAGATCAAGAGATTGACTATGGTGATGATGATGAGGCTAATTTTTTTGACGACGCAGATGAATATGGAAACCAAGGTCCAGGAGAGGAGGATGAGAAGCCCACCAAGGGATATGCTTCAATTGATGAGGAGAAGGCTGACCTGATCAATAAATTGGGACGCCTGGAGAAAAAGGGTTTCGCTGTCAATAAGCGTCTGAATGCTTACTCCAATATTGAAGAGTTGAGATCCGAGGTTAAAAGGATCACCTACAGTATAGACGTTGAACAGTCTATCCGATTTTCTCGACGCATGCTCGTGGCCTGTGTAACTGGACTCGAGTTCCTCAATAAAAGGTACAATCCCTTCGAGATTCAGCTCGATGGTTGGTCCGAGTCAGTTATGGAGAATGTCGATGACTATGATGGAGTCTTCGAAGAGCTATATGTTAAGTACCGCTCGAAGATTTCGGTTGCTCCCGAGATCAAGTTGATTATGATGCTTGGCGGTTCCGCTATGATGTTCCACCTCACGAACTCTATGTTCAAGTCGGTGATGCCCAACATGAATGATGTTATCAAGCAGAACCCTGACCTCATAAAGAATATGATGAGCGCTGTCCAGAATACCACTCGCCAAACTGACGGACCAGCCACTGATGCCCCCGTTGGAGGGACAGGAGAGTATCAGATGCAGGGACCTGGGATTGACATTTCTAGCCTAATGGGTGGTATCATGATGCCCCCAGCCCCTCCCATGAACACCACAGCAATCTCTTCCGCCACTGAGAAGCAACCCGAAGATGATGAAGAGGATATCTCCGACATCATCTCCATATCGGGTGACTCCACTGGTGGTGAGGTCAAGGAAGTCAATGTGACGGCAACCAAGGCCAGGCGTACCAGGGGAAGGAAGGCTAAGAAGGAAATTAATCTCTAAATATATATAAATGATAGCTTACTATCCTTTAGAGGAACTGGAACCTCCGAAGCCGGAACCAAAGGTGGTTCCCAAACAAGAACCAGTCAAACAGGTTGGACCAGAAGAAAGTGAATTAAACTACATCGTGATGGCTTTCATTGTTGGAGTTGTAGCGTTAGCTATTTCCGACGCCATCAGGGCGTAATTGTTATGTCTACCGCGGGGTTTTCCTCCGTAGCAGATTTAATTGCCGAATAAAATTCCAGCAAGACCATTTCGTATTCTTAACACGTTATAGTTGACTGCAAACACTGACAGTTCTTGACTTGTTGGCCGAAGACTACCTAACTCGACACCATGAAGAGATAGGGATGAGTTATCGATTCTTGAAAAATTACAGGTTCCGGAGGGATTATACTCAGAAGCGTTGAGACAGAAGTGATAGGCAAAGTACCGGGTATTACGTAATATTTCGTTCTCTGAAACAAAGTTTGATCGTCCAAACGAGGATTTGTAATAATTTTGCACAGTGTGAAAGTACATAGGAGACATTCTCTCAAAGAGGTATGTTCCGTTAATCTGTAAATCGGCTGTTGAAAACGTAAACCGATCATTTGTGAAATTTGAATCTGTAGCAGACATACCCCAGAAAAGGGACTTTACGGGGTGATTAAACTGTGACATATCAGCAACATTGTAGCCACCCGATTCTGTGGTGTTATCTGATACACTGACCAAATCTTTGTTAAAATGCTGTACTTGTGTGATGATAAGATCCATGATTCGTTTAGTAAATGTTTCTCTCTCATCTTTGTCAAGGTAGATGTAATTTCCATAAACGCTTGCCTTCTTCTCAGAAGCATCTAGGCCGGATACGGTTGCTTCATCAAATTCTATACGTACTTCAACTTGATGATGTTGAAGTGCTATCAGAGGTAGAAATGCTTTGTGATCACAGAAAAAGAAGTGGAGAGGGAGGAATGTGTGATTAGACGTTGATGCTTTATTGTTTAATTCCTGGGATTTTGTTTGTGTGTCAGCTAAATAGTTTGTCCAGATATCAGAAAAGTAATCATAAGGTTGTGAATCTATTTTTTGACCACCGATAAAAAGAGAAATAGTTGAATTATAGAAAAGATTTGAAGCTATGTTTGCATCCCTTGATCCAGCTTCTATCCATAAACTATTAATGATATCACCATACACGGGTATAGTGATGGAATTGTCTGAAACTGTGATAGTCTTAATAAATTTTGGAGCTTGAGAAAAATTCGTATGACGTGTAAACTTCGTACGAAAGAATGAATGTCCTTCATCACTTATGATGTAAGAATCTTGAACACCTTTAGAAACGAGCTGTATCAATGCACCAGACATTTATTAATTGTTCAGATTATAAAAACAAACACTTTCCCTGAGGGAAGTCACTCTTTGGTTCCTCGGCTACTTTGCCACGTATATTGAATCCACCCTGTCTATAGACCTTGAGTCTTTTATAGTACATGGCTGTAAAGATAGACCATGGGTCATGGACATCATATATATGTGGATCATTCTGTTTACCCTTCGTTTCTCTCATGATACGACCAATACTTTGTGTTATATCGGATTTGGGTGAAGCCAAAATAACAGTATCTAACGTAGGAATATCTAAACCTTCATGAGCTTGGGAGAACGTTGCAAAAATGATCTTCTTTTTTGAAGATTCTTGGAGTTCTGCTTCCTTCATTCCACCCATGTAGAGTCCTGAAGTCTTTGGAAAACATTGATGAAGGAATTCACAATGAAATCTTCTATCACTGAGGACGAGGAGTTGCCTTGTACCGGCTGATGCTTTCTTTACAAGCTCACAGAGCATCTTATTTCTCTGTCGGTCTTCGACAATCTCAGTTATCATATTTGGCATTGATATCTTTCCATTTCTCATTGATGGTGGTGGATTTTTGTAGTTTGGAGACTCGTACACAATTGGAAAGACCTCCACCTGTCCTTGATTCTTTCTTTCAACCGCAAAAAAGGTGGGGCCCATAAACCAATGTAAAACCTTGGTTAGACCATCTTTTCTCTCTGGTGTTGCTGACAGGCCATAGATATGACGAGGGCAGAGCTTGAACAGACTTTGACTGAAAACCTTAGCACATATATGATGTGCCTCGTCCACTATGAGAGTACCTATACTCTCAAAATCTGTAAAAGAGTATTCTTTGAGGGACAGTGATTGAAGCATAGCGATGACAAAGTCACAATCAACTTCTTTCTTATCCTGTTGCACAATACCTATACTAGCACCTGGACAGAACTGTTGAATTCTCTCCCTCCATTGATCGGCTAAGAATTGTTTGTGAACCACTATCATCGTTCGGTATCCCAATTTACAAGCTATGGCCAAGGATACCGTCGTTTTACCGTACCCACATGGTAAAGAAAGGATACCGTGGCCAGCTTTAATTGCTGCTCTAAGGGCGTCGTTTTGGTGTGTGGCATCTCTAAGTTGACCAGCGAACTTAGTTTGAATTCGGGTAGGTTCGGGGCGTTTGTCTTGGGAAGGCTCTCCAAGTTTATCAGTTCCGTAGAATCTTGGAACGCACACTCCAGTCTTAGTTGCTCTGAAAACTTTAAAAGGCGGTGGAGGAAATCCATAGTCTCCGTTGACGATTGGTCTTACCGTAAGTTCCTTTTTAATTTCGGAAATTGGACCCGCATCTACTATATATCCAGTTCGAGTGAGCATACTTATTTAAAGATTGTAAACTTTAAATGAGTAAATGCCTGTTGTTGATATTGAAGAGAACATTAAGAAAATCCAAATGAATATTGAGCAAATGACCCAGGAGGTTTTTAGACTTCAGGGTATGCTTACTACTTTCCGGGAATTGAAGAAGGGTGGACTCAAAACCATTGATCTCCCCAAAGATCCCAGTCAGTCCAAGGATACTGAGGAGATTGAGGAGCTGGAGAGTGTCCAAGAAAAGCCTGAGTAATTTCCCACATTCCAATATCCTTTAAAATCTATTTCAATTTCTACTGTATCCCCCTTTACGAGTGATTGTATAGGTCGTCCTTCTACTTTACACATTACTCTTCGGTAGCGGAACGGAACTTTAACTGTGAGAACTGTCCCGTCTAAAGGATCATCTATATTTTGATTCGTTAGAAGATGTAAGCGTTGTGCATGCATTCGTTCTATGATTCCTGAAACTTTCACGGGAATTATAAAACGAATATATTTTTTGGAGTTGTGTTCATAAAATGGTTCATACACTTTAGCTATGAACTTCATATATGATATCCTACCAATAAAACTATAAGTAACACTACGAGGAATATCGCAACATTGCTTACCAAAATCGGTTTCAGTGGTTCTCTTGTTCCAAAGCAAATGTGACTTAAGGCTCGGGAAACTTCAACAGAGGCCTCAATACTTGAATATGGCGTGTGTCTAGGAGACATCATACCACACATAGCAACCTTTGAGCATTTCCCAAAGAAGGGAAGCTGTCCCTCAAGGCTGAGCACACCAGAGGATTGTGTGAAGTTCCATTTGTTTTCTTTCCATTCGGCACCCCAACCAATTCGTGATGATACTGGTTTGGGTATCTTTAGTTGTCTAATGACTTCATTGATGAGTGTTTCAGGATCGGAACTTAATACTTCTTTACCAAGATCGCATATGACACATGATACTGTTTTACCATCTACGAGTACCTTTGGTTGAAGATTCCATTTTGTTTCTATGGCTATTTCTAGATCTGACTTAAGTTTGATTGGTTCATCATAATCAAGTAGAACATTTATAGCACCATAGGTGCTTGGTCTAAGTTTGGCATCGGCGTCGGGTCCCCAATTGTTACCAAGTATGTTTAGAGCCGGACTATTGTCCATACACAAGAAAAGAATACCATCATTGATAACCAGTTCATTTGTAAATTTAGCTGTAAATGAATTTTTACCATATTCTACATCTAGAAGTTCAGTACCAAAAACAAAGTTGGCACCAGCATTTATGAGTGCTTTTTCCATCGCGTCACACATAACCTTACCAGAAACACGCTGAGTATATCTCTTTGATAATAAGACATGATTCCAATTGTTCACAAGTTCATATGCACTCATTACATCCCAAGTTACACCATCCATTATGAGGGGGAGATGCTCAATGAGATCTTTAGCTTTTTTGGTTAGGGGTCCTACTGCATCCTTCACTGAAATAGTTTTGTACTTCTTGGGATCCCAGAGAACTTTAGCTATGAGACTCACCAGAGTTTTATAGTCATCATATTGTAAACTTTTAAGAGTAAAATCCCATACACCACTGTCCTCATCTAAAATGAACATCTTGTCCCAATCAATTTTCATTTCGTCAAATAGGGAACGAGTATTTACAAATGCTCGATCAAAAAGAATTCTGTGTGCGTGAAGGTCACGGGTCTCAATATCAGGCTCCCACCAAGAACCACCTGCTGACAATTTCCTGTCATAAATGGTAACGCTGTGGTCGCCCGACCGTAGAATTTCCCATGCAAGGGACAGCCCTGTTGGACCGGCGCCAACAATGTGAAAATTCATTCTACTTTTAACAGATATTTTTAAACACCTAAGATATTTTCACACTTATAGAAAAAAGTATACTCTTAATGTAAGATATGCTGTCTGTACTCAGCAAGGCTAATACGGGGACGCCACCTGTCAAATTACCGCCAAATCAAAAGGTGAAAACTTGGAAATTTGCCGCCAAATATATTTGGAAAGAGAAGTTCACCGAAGATAAGGCGGAGCTCGGGAGATGGACGAAGAATGAGCTTTTGGAACTTGGCCCCACGTTTGTAAAATTAGGACAGATTGCGAGTACGAGAGGTGACCTGTACCCTCCCGAATTTACACGAGAATTGGAATCTCTTCAAGATAATGTACCACCCTTTGATTATAATCTTGTAAAAGACGTCATAAACACCGACATTTTCAGAGATTTTGACGAGGTTCCATTTAAATCTGCTAGCATTGGTCAGGTTCATAAAGCTACGCTGCATAATGGTAAGCAGGTTGTTGTAAAATTAAAAAGACCCGGGATCTATGACATCATGAAGTCTGATACAAACACTGTTCGTAAGATTTTGAACTTCGTACAGTCTATTGGTATCGACACTGGTTCGAGTTCAAACTTTGTACTCAACGACTCGATTGAATATCTGTTGGGAGAAACAGATTATGTACAAGAAGTGGAAAATGCCATAAGGTTCAGAAGATCACTGAAAGATGTAGATTGGATTAAGATCCCTCGCGTGTATAAGAAATATTGTACGAGTGAAATGATTGTGATGGAATATGTACCAACAGATAAAATTACTGAAATCAAGAGTAAGAAGATTAACAAGAAGAAAGTTTGTGAAGCCCTTGTAAACTCATATGTTATTCAAACTATGGAAACTGGTTTGTTCCACGCCGATCCACATCCCGGAAACTTGGGTGTTTCCAATAATGGAAAGTTGGTCTTCTATGATTTCGGTCTTCTCATAAAACTCAGTGATGAACTGAAAAAGGGATTTGGTGATTTATTTTTGGGTGTCATTCAACGAGATACATCTAGTATAGTGAAAATCCTGATTGGTTTGGGTGTTATTGTACCAACATCATCGGATGTATCTGATATTGAACTGTTCTTTGAAAATATACTTGGCTACCTGGAAACCCTAGATGGTGGGGCCATCATGAATGATGAACTCGCTGTAGAGTTAGCGATGGAGAAACCTTTCGTTGTACCAACAAGCTTCGTGTACCTTGCGAAGTCTTTCTCACTCATAGAAGGCATCTGTATTCAACTTGATCCAGACTTTAACTATTTCACATATCTAGAGCCAATGATACAAGAGCAGTTTATGGAGTCTATAGATTTCAGTCAGATTCTCATGAATACGGCTGAGATTCCATCGAAGGTTGGGAAGATAAGTTCGGCTGTTCTCGGTTTGGAGAAATCGAGAGCAGCGATGAAAAGATCTATGATCAAAACAAGGCAAGAAATAAGAGTAGTTCAATACAGTGTGATATGCGCTTTATTGGCAGAAAGAGTGAGTGATTCATCGCTGGCTTTGATACCTGTAATCGCAGCTATTTGGATCACTTTTCGTAAAGATCGATCGATTTAGCCTTCTTGCTCCTACTCTTGCGAGCTTCCTTGTCCTTCTTAAGAATGTCACGATGTTCCTTGAAGATCTCTTGGACCCGCTTACGCTCCTCACGAGCGATGTCACCAATCTTATCCTTGATCCTGTCTACCTCTGATTGTCTTTGTTTTTGAATTTTCTTGCCAACTTTCTTGAAGTCGTCAGTTTTAGCGAACCATGTGGGGGATGCAGTAATAGCGAACATAGTGTTTGTTGTAATTTAAGGACATTTAATTTTTAACCGTTTTAACTTTTCTTCAAATTCTCTCCTCTCACCTGGTGAATCTATCACTTTTCCATCCGCGATAGCTTCAATTTCAGGACCTGTGAGCTGCATAGAATTGACACGGAAGTCCATGAATGCCTCCATAGATAGGGGTACTAAGGGTTTGACAAGCTCATAGATGGCTGTGGCATATTCTTGAATCTCCTTTTGGGCATGATGATCCATCCTCAACTGTAAGAAATGCATGAGGTTGTGTAGATCCATCTTCCATACGAATGAAGTGTAGGTAGACTGAGGGAGAACACCTCTCGCCTGTTCTCTACAAACACCCTTCTCCAGCAACTGCTCATACAATTTGAAAGCGTGTTTGTACTGCTCGGACACAGCTTGACTGAGTGTCTCATCAAGTTCAACCACACCCTCAGAGCCTTGATGATTCACTGCGGATTGACCACGCATCACCTCGGGTTCGTAATACTCTTCATCAACGATAGAGTACCGAGCAGACATCTCATTAACCGAAGCGGTTCTGTGCCTAAGCCATTGGCGCGCGATATAGATCGGAGCCTTGATCCTAAATTTGAATACTACGAGTTCTAAGGGTGACGTGTGCCAGTTTCGGATAAGATAACGGATAAGACCACGATCTCCGCGCGTCGTTTTTGTACCTGTTTGGTAACTAACACGGGCACCATCAACAATAGCCTTGTCTAGATTCTCTTGAGGCATGTGATCTACGAGTTCAACAAATCCATGATCCAAAACTTTCTTCATTATACATATCTATCCGTTTAAATCTTTAATCAAGTCGTCAAGATTTCGATAGTATCTTTTGAGATCTTTCATAAATCTTTTATTATTTTCCAAACATTCACATTCTGGTTTGTTTAGAAAAATCCACGCCAAATTTGATTTTGAGTACTTTGTCATTTTTTGATTTTCGTTAGGTCGTCGAGGTACAAGTTTAGTGGTCTTCTTCTTTTTAGAGGCTGGAGTCACTTCAACTCTGTTTACGAATGAGAGAGCTTGCATCACGGTATCGGCCAGGTCATCCTTCTTTTTGGACTTTTCAAATACAGGTAACCAATGTACGTTGATGGGTCCGTCACGAATAAATGCTTCACATCTCTCGATGGAGACCTTCTTCCTTTTATTGTACTGTGCCTTACCTGGACCGGCAACGTCTGGAATCTTGTGACGCGCATCATATAAGATTGTCTCACAGTTGGGTGATTTTATGATAAAATATGCATAAAGAAAATGCATGACACTCACCATTTTCTTGTTACGTTCGGGTTGTTTTTCTATGAGAACTGTATCAGCTGTGAGTACCCATGGACGGTCATTGAGGTGATCACGAAGGGATATATAAAGACCATCTTTATGTTCCGGTGGAACCCCAGAGACGTCCCACTCTCTAACCAAGTTTCCGCATTTTTCGTCAAGTAAACACATCGCTAAGTTCCTTATACCCACATCTATACTCAAAATCATTACTTAAAAAGATTGGTTTATCTTTAAGTAATGAGGTATATAGCACATAGAGGATATTCTATTAGATATAGGGATAATAGTATTGAAGCTATACATGAGGCGGTGTCTAGAAAGTATGATGGTATAGAGTTAGATATACAACTATGTGCTACGGGAGAGATTGTGTTATTTCATGATCTATATGTGGATTCAAAATTCATATGTGATATGAATCTGGATGAAGTGAAAAACCATAACATCTGTACATTAAAGGATGTATATGAACATGTTCCAGAAATCAGAGACACTATATTACTTTTAGACATTAAGGGTAATAACATTAAGATAGTGGAGGCGCTCATAGAATTTTACAAGGATAAGCCAACACGCAACGTAACATTTTGTAGTTTTAATAGAAAACTTATTTACGCACTTCCACATATGTTTCAAAAAGGTTCTACGTTTGAGACCACATTTACTGAAAATGAATTTGAGTACATAACACGAGACGTAAATGCGGTGCTTTTACATTGGACATGTCTCGATCACAACTTTATCGTGTACTGCAGACAAAAAGATATTAAAGTGTACACCTACACCCACAAAGAAGACAAGGAACTTGAGTATATGTGTAGGTACAACGTAGATGGTATAATAACCAATGGATTAGCTTAAAGACAATAATATGTATTATTGGTATGTGGTGCTGGTGGTGTTGTCATTTATTTGACGGTGAGCCTTTAAGTATGCCCTATAAACATGACGAGAAGAGGAATAGGTTTGATACAAGTGGAAACTTCTGCTCATGGAGTTGTATGAAGTCCTTCGCTATCGATAGACATGGGATTACTAAAGGTAGTATTATTTGCGGGAACATCGTGATGATGCGCAAAAAGATGTATAACCAATTGGGAAATATAAAACCCGCCCCCAATCGGTTCTTATTAAAAGAGTTCGGTGGGGATCTAACAATAGAACAATTTAGGTCAAATCAGACTATAGATAAGGATAAACCTAGGGAGATTGTAACGAAACCAGTGGTCAATAATGTGATACCCTTCGTCTCAAACACAAAGAAAATGGATGAGATCAAGAATGCGTCTTCTAAAAACAGCGCGCTAAAACTAAAGAGGAACAAACCACTGAAACGAGACTACAATAATCTTGAATCAGCGTTGGGCCTCATCATCACTCCCAAAACCTAACATCCTCTTTTGCTTAGCAGTCGGTAATGAAGGCGGTAAATGTTCAGACTTTTTACTATGAACCCATCGTTCCCCATCATGTGCCGTCCAACATATGTCATACCGTTCTATCATTTTCCTACACAACACACAGGGTAATGATATAGCGTCTCCGTGTACATTTCTTCTAAAGACAATTAAGTGACCATATTTCCTGTGTAACCAGTCACTAAATTGATGAGGTTTGTAGCCTTTCCTAATACACTCTCTGTACAGTCGGCGTATGAGCTGTCTCTCTGCACACATGTGATTATTACTAGTAGCCTCAGGTCCTCTAGACATTGTACTTTTCACCGTACAATACTTCATACTTGGCAGTTAAGACATACATTACCAGAATAAACAAAATCACAACGTTTGCACTCACTTAGGCATACAACTTTCTTTTTTGGGACAAGCCCCTTGGCGAATCTTTCCAGTTCTTTGACTGTATATATTCCATACGTTATCATCGTTTCTAATGAGGGAAATCTCATTATAAACATGATTGGACGTTAACCCTTATGTTACTTTTTTGATTACGCGATGCATGGGAACCACTTGCTTAAGCAATTTTGGAGACCCTGCTTAGCCTTGAGCATCGCAGCGAAAGAATCAACCATAGGTGGAACCATAGACTTGAGGACAACCTCAAACTCGGAATCCTTCTCACCATCATCAATCTGTTCAATGAGGTGGTTCAGGACACCGATGACGAGCTTCTTCTTTTGGGGTCCAGGGAGCTTCTTGAATTTCACACTCTCCATCATGAGGCGGCTCAGAATAGGAGGAATGTCCTCCTTGGTAAAACCATCCTCGATGTATTCGGATTTGATTTCTTCAACGGTCTTGATGAGGGACTTGGCGTCAATCTTTCCAGCGAACTTTTTAAGAATGACTTCCATTTTATATGTTTGTATACTATAAGTACACAAATGAAATTCAGTGATCTTATCGCATCAACCGGCCTGGCGACTGGTCTTGTGAAGATGTATATAGATTTCGAAAACTCCGCTGACGTGGACATAAAGTTCAAGAACTCCGTCATCTTTGGTATTGTCGTCACTACTACTTGGTTAATCTACTACACAAATCAATATGGTTTCAGTCATTTCATTTTTTACACGGTGATCAGCTTACTTTTACAACTTTATGTGCTAAAGAACATTATGGATAAGGAAGCGAATCTTTCTAAATGATCTTAAAGATTCAGATCTTATCTTATCCAGAAATGAGTCTTCTCATTCGTGCGTCCGCAAAGCCTTCCTTTACACCTAATAAGATTGAAAAGAAGACCCTATCTTCTGTAAAAGCACCCCCTCTCAAGCCAATTGAGCGCCCCAATGACTTTCTTTCCGTCGCTGAGCGTGTAAATGGTCGTGCTGCCATGATCGGTTTCACCTCTGCCGTGATTGATGAGATCATGACTGGTAACTCCATCAGTACCCAGTTCCATGATAACATTGGTCTTTCTGTCGCTGTTGCCAGTTTGGCGTTCCTAGGAACAGCGGCGAATCCTAAGGATGAGGGCTATGTTCAGGGCTTTTGGAAGCCTGAGACAGAGCTAGTAAATGGCCGACTTGCGATGGTTGGCATCGCATCGCTTCTCCTAACAGAGTCGCTCCACCCTCATGTTCCTCTATTCTAGAGTCGGGGTTGACAGCCATATAACTTAAAAATTCAATCATCTTAACCTTTTCATCCATTGAAAATGTTCCTGCCCTACGTAACAGGTAGGCCAAGAACATCATGAGAATATAGACATTAATAGCTATTGGCCTCATCTTAATCCCTGTATACTTTTATTTAAAGAGGTAATCAATACACTTAACATGAAGATACTCGTCCTAGGGTCACATGGAATTATAGGTTCTGGGTTGTGTAGACATCTAAAAGAGATTGGCCATCAGGTTATACCATGGGACATTAAGATAACACCTATGCATGATCTTAGTAAAACTGAAAATATGAACAGATTAATCTATGCTACGCATAATGCTGATTTTGTGTTTTTCCTTGCGTATGATATTGGGGGTGCTAAATATATAACAGGTGCTGGTATTGATTTTATCAATAATAATGTAATGATTATGATGAATACATTTAGTCAACTTTACCATAAAAAGTTCATATTTGCTTCGAGTACTATGTATAATATGAATCATGTGTATGGAACATTAAAAAAGTTGGGTGAAGAGTATACAAGTAGACTCGGTGGTTTATCTGTACGATTCTGGAATGTATATGGACCAGAGAAAAGTTCTCCTAAATCACATGTTATAGCGGATATGATTCATAAACATAAAACCAAGGGATACATAGACCTAATGACAAGTGGTGAAGAAGAGCGTCAATTTTTACACACCGATGATTGCGCCAAAGCTCTTACAAAATTGATGTACAACTACGATGAAATCTTAAAAACGGAAAAGATTGTTGACGTCACCAATTTCACGTGGATCAAAATAAAGGATGTGGCAAATATTATATCCGACGATGTACGTGTCACGGATATAACAGTCACTACACATGACCGGGTAAACGAACCAAGGCGTTTCATTCTCAAGTACTGGAAACCTGAGATTTCTCTTGTGGAGGGTGTAACATCTCTTGTACTAGACTATCGATATCATATGTCCTAGACCACCCCAGTTCTTCTATGTACTCTTTTTTACCCACTAAAAGTGTATTGTTATCGGGTCTATAGAACTTTGGTGAGACCTGGATAATAACTTTACCATCTACTTTACCAACTTCTTCTGTGCCTTCACCCGACCACTCAACCTTTTTATTTAGTTTACCCGCCACAATTTCTACAAACTCACGAACAGAATGAGTTTTTCCCGAAGCTATTACAAACTCCATGGCCCATCGCTGTTGTAGCATAAGCCACATGGCATTGACATAATCTTTCGCGTGACCCCAATCTCTCCTTGATTCGAGGTTCCCAATTTGGAAACATTCCCCAGATTGTAAACCTTTGACAATCTTTTGTGTAACGTATATATCAGGTCTTCTAGGTGATTCGTGATTGTACAATATACCCGAACACACATAAATACCTTCATTTTCCCTATAGTATTTAACTAGGGAATCACCCGTTACTTTTGATAGTCCATACATATTACGAGGTGCTCGTGGCGTATATATAGTTTGTGGACTTTCATGATAGTTTGCGAATATTTCAGAACTTGAAGCCTGAAAAATCCTATACTTTGACTTTTCTCCAGTGTTTTTGACTGCTTCCATGATGTTGAGGATTCCCATTGTATTTACCTGAAATGTCTCAGTTGGTGAGGATCCGTGGACTTTGGCAGCTAGGTTATACACCTCTACACGTTCAAAATCTACGCAGCTTTGAATAGTGGTGTAGATTTCATCATAGTTTCTCACATCTCCTTGAAACTTTATGAGGTGATACCCCTTTTCTTGAAGAAGTTCACACATATAAGATCCATCTTGTCCATTTGGACCTGTTACTATGGCCGCATACATATTATAAAGACTTAACTTGTCTTAACTTTAAATGCGTATAGAAGTATCAAAGGGTGAACTTATCGATAAGATTACTATCCTATAAATCAAAGACGAACACGTAACGGATGAAAACAAGCTAAAGAATATTCGCCGCGAAATGTCTAACCATTCCATTTAGCATAATTTGATCACCTAGACCTAGGTGATGGAGGATGACTTTCACCATATGGTTTTAATTGCTTCGAAAACTTTAACTATCATATCTTCGGTTACAAATTGACTGTTACCTATGTACACTCCATTGTCGTTAATGATATTCGCATTAGGTACCTTAACGGTATCCTTCCATTTTTTTAGAAATGGGTGAAGGAGTAGATTTCCAGATACCACGGGTCGGTATTCAACGCCAAGTTCCTTAAAAATAGTCTTAAGTTTTGGCATATCTTCCTTATTTTTACAGATGAAGGGTAAAGCGAAGCTGCTGTTACCGGGATCATTATATGGAACATAGAAACGCTCTGGATCCAAGTGTTTCATGAAGCACTCAAAATTTCTACGCCTCGTTTCAATATTTTGATCAAGTCTTTTCAATTGTTCAAGACCAAGAACTGCATTAAGTTCTGTATTTCTAAAGTTGAAACCATCGGTAAGAAAGAGAAAACTTGGATCGATGTTTGGGTGTCTCTCGATTGCTTCATCATAGTATTTGGGTGAAAGTAGGCGAGCCATTCCATGACTTCTCTTAATTTTCATCAATTCATATAGAAGTTCGTTATCAGTTGAGATGATACCACCCTCAATTGTAGTCATGTGATGACCATAATAAAAACTGAACGTGCTCCCCGTACCTGTACTACCACGCTTCATACCGTTAGGTGCCTTCACTCCATGTGACTCACATATATCCTCGATAAAAATCGCATTAGGATATCGCTTTTTTAAAGCTTCAATGGGTGAGTTAAGGCCAAGTAGATGGGTCACGAACACAATACGAATATCTTCTTCGGGTAGAGTATTAATGTCAAAACTATATCTCTCCAACTCCACGTCACAAAATACAGGTTCGAGACCAACTTGAAATACCGGCGATACATTTGTCACCCATGTACACGCGGGTACGAGAACTTTGGAACCGTCGGGAATTTCATATAGTTCTTTTACCGCTGACATAAGTAAAAAATTTGCAGTACTCCCAGATGTCACATAGAGGGAGTACTTACAACCGAGCCACGCACTCCATGCATCCTCAAACTCCTTCACCATGTTACCACATGTGTACCGGTCGGATGAATATATGAAGTCAACCAGAGTCTTCTTATCAGACTCTGTAATGGCCGTTTGCATCAATGGCCACCACATCTTTACAATTAGTGTTAGTTTTCTTTTAAGTTCTTGTAAAACGTGTCCTGCTTTTCTTGTTTCTCAACAGACTTGATATGCCACAAAGAAAGTTGTGGATTCGCATGAATTTTTGCAACTTTCTCGGAACCAATGAGATGCTCGTGAAGTCCTAGACTCCATTTGATTTTACCGTTGTTCTTGAAGAAACGACCTTGATAGTCTGGCCAGTTGATCCATCCCATATCATTTACAGTAAATCCCATCTTTTTACACCATTCATCTGTGTATCCAGGTATGATGTTAATTCTAGATACAGCTAGGATATCAGACTTGAAATGCTTTATATTTTTGATGAGTAATTCTTGGGGGATTTCATCGGCATCTAATACAAAAATATAGTCTCCGCTACACTTTGTGATGTGATAATTTCTATGTTCCGAAAAGTTTCCACAAAATTCACGTTCATTTACAATGATTCGGTCTTCAAATTTGTTTAATACGACCTTCACCTCTTCGGTAACTTTACCACTATCAACGAGAATATTAACTTCATCTTCTTCGTCTATGACTTTAACTAAAAACGAGAGGAGTGAGTTAAGTTCTACATGTTCATTACAAACACATATAGCGTATGAGATCTTCATATAAGTATATAAAGGACAACCCTTTAATTAGAATAATGAAGACCATCATAAGTTTGACCAGTATACCATCCCGTTTTAAAACACTTCCAGCGATTGTTTATGAATTGGAAAAACACCAAGATGTTGATGAAATTTGGGTAAATATACCATACAAATATAATCGGTTTCCGGATACGGAAGTCGTTGTTCCAGATTTTTCTATGTGTTCCAAAGTTATTATAAATAGATGTATTGACTATGGACCGGGAACTATGTATATGGGACCAGCCAACTCTGAAAAGTGTGATGCCGATCTTGTAATTGTCGTGAACGATGATACAAAATATCCCACAAATCTATCATCCAAACTCGTTGAACTTTACAAGAGTGATCCATCGTGTTGGTGTCTTTCAGGGTTTCGTGTAGATGAATATGTTCAAAACAATGGTCGGGTTGGGCGTTATGATAGAGAGTGTGTAGATGTAACAGAGAGTTATGGTGGTGTTATCTTGGATATGAAGTGGTTAAGAAACATGAAGGATATCTTTTTAGACTTCTACAAGCTCACATACAATGACGACATAATCATCAGTAATCTACTTTCTAAAATGGGAATCTCTAAAAAGAGTGTATGTAACCAAGATATGAACTTGGGTATGATTCGTCAGTATTTATATGGTATGGGACCAGATGCTCTCTTTCAGAATAACGGTGAAGGTAGCCACGTGGAAAACAATAAAAGAGTCTTCAAAATGTTGGAAGATAAGAACTTAAGTTATTTTAAATGTTAACAAAAAGCAAGTAAAATGTTAGAAGAACAACATGCTGAGTTCAAAGATGCGTGTCAGGACCTAGAGACACGCATCGATGAAGTTGCCAGAGATATGAGAAAACTTCCGACTGATTACACTATGGTTGAACAATACAATGGTATTGACAAGGAGATTAACGAGGTTTCTGAATGGTATGAGGAGAAGCGAAAGGAATTGTTTCTCTTTATTGAAACTTACAAGTTAGAGTGTAAACTCATGAATGTTAAAATTTCGAAGATTGATTCGGACATCAAGCATCTCAACAATCGTGTTCAAAATCTCAAGTTATTAGCATTTTCTCATGACCAGCATGGAGGTTCGTATTCAAGATTATCCGAATACTTACGTGACTAGTTTAAGCGTTCAATATTCTAAGTACTTCATTCACGGCTGGATGACGGATAATATCCTCCTCGTCCATTTTAACGTGCTGTATGTAGTCTAAATCCGTGCATTGTAATTTATACACAAGATTTTCTAATCCATTATCGGGTCCCAAGTCGGATTGTTCTAGATCCCCTGTCACAACCAACTTGGTACCTTCACCTATACGCGTAAGAAGCATCTTCATTTGATTTGGTGTCGCGTTTTGCATTTCATCTGCTATGATTAGGGTGTGACTAAATGTCCTACCCCTCATGTAGCCAAGAGGTTCTATACGAATACACCTATCCATTTGATTATGGGTCATAGTCTGTTCAAAAATATCAAACATTGGTCTAGTCCATGGCTCCATTTTTTGGTCCATATCCCCGGGGAGGTAGCCCATATCCTCGTCTGCGGCGATGATAGGTCTAGTGAGCACTACTCTAGCCCTAGGGTGTTTTGAAATATGTTCCGTGGCTATCTGACACGCGAGCATAGTCTTCCCAGAACCCGCTGGACCGGTTCCAATAACGATGGGTTTATTTGATCTTAATGCTAGCATATATTTACATTGACCAGCTGTCTTAGGGAAGTTCATATATCTTATTTAAAGTTTTTTTCCTTGTATAATTAAATGCAGTTTCACTTTGTAAAATTAACTCATACTGGTACCTATTTAAGCATGGTGGATCCTAAGCAAAAACCTCGTTTTGTCTGTTTTTCTGAAAGAGAAGTATGTAGAGAATATATCAATTATGCCGCTGATTTTAGAGCAAGAAACCGTATATGGCCCTGCCTTGACATGTCTTCTGATAAGAGAAAATTAGAGGTTGGTACGGAGGTAATCATTCCATATGGTCGCCCCGAACAAATAAAACGTTTTTTGGAAATTGAAAGCTTTGATTTTGGTTCATTGGATAAAATTGCGAATATGACAAATGTATCTTTTTACTGTATTTTAGACTTTGATGTAACATATAACGGGGGTGATAGTGAAACTGTTCGTATGTCCGGTCAGGAGATGGACGGAAAAAGTGACCCAAGAGATTTTGGTGATTGGATGGATTTTAGCTTAAAAATAAAGTAATTTGTATGTATATCATGTGTGGTATTTTAGCCCTCTTCGGTGAAGAAGTAGAATTAGGATCATATCTCCTTTCTCACCGAGGTCCAGATGATTATAGAACTGTAAAGATAGGAAAATGTCGTTTAGATTTTTATCGTCTCGCGATCAATGATCTCACGGAAGCTGGAATGCAACCATTTGTTAGAGAAAAGGCGGCGTTAATTTGTAATGGTGAAATCTATAATCACAAACATTTTCGCTTTGGTACAGAGAAAAGTAACAGTGATTGTGAAGTCTTGATTCACATGATTGATAGTTTTGGTATTGAATACACACTCAAAGCCATTAACGGTGATTTCGCCTTTGTTTATACAGATGGTAAACGTATCATGGCAGCACGTGATCCAGTTGGTGTTCGTCCACTTTTTTACTCTCGCTATGATAATGGTTCAATAGCATTTGCGAGTGAAGTTAAGGCTTTGGGTTCTCTCCAATCCGAAGTACATATATTCCCACCAGGTCATTTTTATGATTCTTATTTAGATGATTTTGTATGCTATCACACAGGTTATTGGTACATTAACAAATACATAACTAACTGTGAAATTGAAGACATCCGAACAACTCTTGAAAAGGCTGTTAACATTAGGTTGAATAACACTGAGAGGGAGATTGGATTTCTTCTTTCAGGTGGTCTAGATAGTAGTTTAATTGCTTCTATAGCTTCTCGTAGACTTGGTAAAATCAAAACATTTTCCATAGGTCTCAAGGATAGCCCCGATTTGGCAGCCGCCCGTAAGGTTGCTAAATATCTTGATACGGATCATACAGAGGTTACGTTTACACCCGAGGAGGGTATCTCTCATCTCACAGATGTGATTTATTCACTCGAGTCTTATGATTGTACTACTGTACGCGCGAGTACACCAATGTGGTTGCTTTGTAGATATATCAAACAGAAAACAAATTGTCGTTACATATTTTCTGGAGAGGGGAGTGATGAACTTCTAGGTGGTTATCTTTACTTTCACAATGCACCTAGTGTTGAGCAGTTTGCGTGTGAAAATATGCGAAGGCTCCGCCTCATCCACCAGTTTGATGGTTTACGCGCGGATAGATGTGCGGGTGCTCATGGACTTGATCTAATTGTACCTTTTCTCGATAAAGAGTTTATTGATTTGTGTATGCGTATGAATCAAACACTCAAAATGTCCGAAATCGAGAAGGGTGTCTTGCGAGAGGCGTTTAAATGGTACCTACCAGATGAAATTCTTTGGAGGCAGAAAGATGGGATGAGTGACGCTGTAGGTACAAATTGGGTTGACGAGGTGAAAAAATACGCCGAGGAGAATGTAGATGACGTACTGTTCAAAGAAACTAAGACGAAGGCTCATGGTCATAATCCACCGCTCACAAAAGAAGAAGCTTTATACAGAAATATCTTTTGGAAACTGTATGGGCAACACGGTGATCATCTTATATCCGAAATTTGGAGACCAAAGTGGACTACGATAACTGATCCAAGTGCGCGTCTACTTATAGAAAAGAATCGTATATAATGTATAATGGCCCATTTCGTTAGAAGTTTCGATAGCAACAATGAAGAGCACGTTATGTGGCTCAAAAAGGTTGGCGACACAACTGTAAAGTCTATGAGCGGTGACAAAATTGATTTGATCAGTGTCGTTCATAACAATCCTTTACCAGGAAAGCCAACTGTTGAAAATCCCATGGATTGGGCTTATGTACATTTCCAGTTATGTATGAAGTATGCCAATGCCGTTTTAAACAATGACGCGTTTGTCCCGAGTCCCAAGTGAGAGATATTCCTCTAATGTAAAATCTTGTGGTTCCGAATTTTCGTCCATGCGTATGAGTAATATCTTACCCCGCACCTCTTCACCGTGGAACGGATAAGGTAGGATGTTATCATTTTCCATAAGACCTTGTTCGGCTTTCATAATGACTACATCTATTTCAGGCCATTGACCAATAAATGTACCCCTACCCCCAAGTAGTTTGAAAATTTCGTTTTTAGATGGTTCTATATCAAGATCAATTTCCTCATATTTATCTTTTAATTCATGGATAAGAACAGCTCTCGTCATCTTAAATTCACCACATAAAAAAATATTTACAAAAGATATACCCAAGATGCATCGTAAGACCATCTTTTTTATAGTTATCGTATTGATACTCATAGTAATTGCGTGTGGATCTATTGATATTAAGTTTGGTAGTTCGTGGAACAGTGGAAATGGTAAAGATCCCCGTTTTGTCTTCACTGAGAAGTACCGCCCACACAATGCTGATTACAAGTATAGCTTTGTAGACACCAACCCTGCGCGTCGTGTTGGTGCATTCTTTGACAATTGCTCGCCTGAAAATATGCAGGACTGCAAGCGCAATGATCCCTACAAAGAGCTCCCCAAACCCTAAGTAAACACAATTTCACTGAGAAGTTAAGATTTCTCACTAAAATTGTCTTAAAAGATAAACGTTTGTAGTAGTTAAGAACATGGGTAACGTCACCCGAGAATTTGTACTCAAACGCTTATCTGAATTACTAGATTTACCCGAAGATGATGTTATTTGTGTGAATATGGAGAAGAATATACTGAATCACTCCATTAGTCATTGTGACGATGCGGCTTGGGAGAACCACCGGTTTGTGAATATTTACAAGCATAAGTTTTTACAACTTCAATACAATCTTCGTAAGTCACCTGAACTCAAAAGGAGTATTTTGGAAAAGAAGGTGAAAACCACAGATGTTATTAAAATGAGTCCTGAACAGTTATGGTTTGATGGACCCCGTGCTAAGCAGGTTGAAACCAAGATTCATAATGATATTAGAAAACAGGCTTTGGCACAAGAAGCTAAGAATCAAGATGGTTTATTCAAGTGTGGTAGATGTAAGTCTATGAAAACGACATACTATGAGATGCAGACCCGATCCGCCGATGAGCCTATGACTGTGTTTGTGAGCTGCCTCAACTGTGGGAAAAATTGGAAGTGTTAAGTTTGTGTTCAGAATCTGTAAGATCCGTCTCTAGATCACCCACAGATAATACAAAGTTATACGGAAGTTGTTTCTTCATCGTTGTTTTAGTGCTAGGACTTGTAAAGCCTAAATAGTCGCTAGGGATGTTATACTTACCAAGTTGATTTATCGTCCAATTAATTACCGACCGTATACCAGGTCTAGCAGTAATAATCACGATCTTGTACCCCAGATGTCTAGCTATATGTAAAAGTTCAATCATAGGGTTATTTGGAGTACCATCCACGAAAATAAGGGTATCGTCTATATCAAACATAACGGCGTCGTTTTGGGCCATAATACGTCCAGATATATATTGTACACCCCTTTCCTTGAGAGTATCCATTAATGTTATTAAAGATTTAAATTTCATTTCAAACAAAATGCTTGTAGATGTCAAGTGTGATGATGGTAGCGTACAGATAGCTCGTATAGTCCTTGAGACTGATACCACCTATACTGTAAATTTTCTGGAAAAGAATAAACACCATCTCTATGATTTTGTAGACATCAGTGAAGTTATAAATAAAGAGTCTGTTTCTGGGTTTTATGATACCGATGATCTGGAAAAAACGCACCTCTACACAAAGAACTCCAATGGCTACGAACTCATTGACGACAGTGAGGATGAGGATTATGAGTGTAGTGAGGATGATGAGAGTGAATCTGATTCCGATGTTAGTCTAGTTGATGAAAATGAAGAATGAAACCTAAGTTGATAAACTTCTTGTACATATTAATTCAATATGGAGTATAAAGAACCAAAGAATCGCGTGACTAAAAATGACAAGAAAAACAAAAAGCAAGTATTCTCCCAGAAACACGTAAGAAACCTACTTAAACAAAAGGAGCAAGCAATGTCTAAGAGAAACGATGGCCCCTTACCACCCCCCAAATGTACACTATTCCCAGATGGACGTGTCTCAGTATGATCAAGAACAGATCTTCTCGTTCATTGGAAAGACTGGTAAGAAGTTCTATTGGCTTACTCAAAGACTTGAGCTTGATTACCTCTGGTACGACAAAGAGCGCAAGGTTATTGAGATTTGGGGTCCTTATCACACACACATGAATCAACAATCCGAGCACGTAATTCGTTGTGAACTGGATTATTTTCTGAAACCTAAGTCAGAGGATACATCCCCAAAAAATCAAGATGTTCTACAAACAGCCATCGAGGCGTGTTACACCCATCCTCCCCGATGGGGTGGGTAAGATTGATGAGAATAGCTTCTTGGGTAAAATCTTGAAAAAAACCGAAGTAAAGCCACTGGAAAAAATAAAGAGACCGATCTACAATCAAGATGATTACCTGAAACTTCTGGAAAAAAACCACAAAGAAATGGGTATCCCTTATGTTAAACCAGATCTACCCGAGTGGGTACCGCCTGAAAAACCTAAACCTCTCGAAGAACCAGAATTGGATGTACCTGATAGGGTTTATATGAAACTTCGGGTCCTCAAAAATGGTGTTGTTAGGGTCAAACTAAGCGGTGCTATATGGGATCTCCACAATAAGTACTACAAGAATGCCCAAAAGGCACCGTTTAAGGCTATTCTTCAGGCATATAAAGCTCACGGCTTTAGTAAGGAGTACATTGAGAGACTCAAGAAAAATTATGAAAAACGAAAACTATTTGATCTCAAGGTGGAGAAAATATTTGCAAAAATATTTGACAAGGAACCAGTTAAAAAACCTAAAAAGGAGAAGAAAGAACCCGAAGAGGATGAAGTGATTGATAATCCACCGGAGGAGGATGAAGATGATGATGATGATGATGTAGCACCCGAAGATGGTGGAATGGACATCGAACCCGATGTGGATGAAGAAGTGGTTGAAGATGTGGAAGAGGAATACTTTTCCGATGGGGAATAAAGTACCTAAGTTGACACTTTTTGTAATTAAAATATGCTAAAATGAATCATGAATATATTTTTCTTATCCCTCGTACCCAAAGAGATTGCTCACATGTCTTGTGACCAACATGTTGTCAAGATCCAATTGGAAATATGTCAAATGCTCTATACAGCTTGGTATTTCTCCAATGAGGAAGACTTCGTACACGCTCTAGCACCGTTTACTAAGGATGGTTCATCTAGAGGCTACAAACCAGCTCACAAGAAACACCCTATGACTATGTGGATTGCTTCCAGTTTGGATAATTACAAGTATGCCTGTAAAATTGGTATCGCATTGACTCTTGAATATACCCGTAGATATGGTAAAGTTCACACGTGTGCGAAACATTTACTTTGGCTGTATCAGAACCATCCTTCCCACTTTGAAGAACGCAAGAGTGAGACGGCGTACTACTCCCAAGAAGGTATTCCGGAATGTATGCCGGAGCATTTCAGACGCCCCAGTATTGTAGAGGCATATCAGTTGTACTATATGGTTGACAAGATGCATTTTGCCCGATATAAAATCCCAGTGAATACTAAATGATTATAGCGACAACGTTCTTTAATCATTCACACATCAAGGGTGTTGTGGAATTTGAAGAGAAGGGGAGTCGGGTCCTCATCAAAGTCAATCTAAAATCATCCAAATATAAGAATAGTACACATGGTATCCATGTCCATGAAGCAGGTGACCTAACTGATAACTGTATGGGTGCTTGCGCACACTTTAATCCATACAACAAGAAGCATGGTGGTCCAAACTCAAAGGAGAGGCACGTTGGAGACTTGGGAAATATCCGTTTTGATTCTAAGGGTGTTGCCAAACTTGTCATGTACAACAGTCTCATTAAATTGAGGGGTTACAAAGCCAACATCATCGGTAGATCTCTGGTAATTCACGAAGATCCAGATGATATGGGTATGGGTGGACACAATGACAGTCTAACAACTGGACACGCTGGTAAACGTATAACGTGTGCGGTTATCGGATATTCTAAGCGAATGTGTAAATGAATACACCCTCTGGTCTAGGTTCTGGGTCACCGTACCCCAGTGATTTCAGATACTGGTGTGTCTCGGAATCTTCTGAAAAATTGTGAATTTCAATCAAAAGTGTTGGTTTGTGTTGTTTAATAGTTTCTTTAGCACCCTTAAGCACCTGTAACTCATGACCTTCAACATCAATTTTCATCAATGATGGAACTCCTGTGTAGATGTCATCTAGTCTCTCACATCTGACATCTACACCCATCCCCTTCATATCTTCTTCGTGATGAAAACTTGTACCACCATAATTTATATGTGTGTTCGATTGACACCCATGAGAAGGAATATGAATTTTGGTCACTTTCTTTTCATCTGAAAGAGCGCATGGAAAAACTTGAACTGGATATCTGAGAGGGTTATTTTTTACATTTAGAGTAACTATATCATGATATACAGGTTCAAATGATATCACTGATCCATAGTCAGAAAACATTAGAGTATTGTAACCTATATTTGCACCTACGTCTATGATATCTGTACCTGGTTTATGCCACATACGTACATCACGACGCATCCAAGCATCCCACTCACATCCCCTAGCAATTGCTGGACCTATGTACTCATCATCTGAAATCACATGTACATCATAAATTCCGTTGTTTACACGACCAACATTGATCTCCATTATGTTTTTAATACAGTATAAAACTTTAACTATTAATTATAAAAATGCGGTGAACGCAATCAACGGAAATTGAGAATGCCACATGTGCCGAAAAAGTAGTTTAAAACAAACCTCGCTATATCATACATTATGTTCAGCATTGGAAAAGTTTTTTCTGCCCCCTCTGTCAAGGTGGATCCCAAAGAAAGAAAAGTTGAATATCATCCAAGAACATATAGCCAATTTATCCAAGGTCTCAAAGAGCGCGAACTCCCCGCTGTAATTGTACGACCCAACAAGAACATCGCTGTTTTTCAGGAGGAGAACGGAGACTATGGTGACGTACAAATTGCGGACAATGAACAGTTATGGCAGACCCTTATGGAGAGTGGGGCTGATGTATTGGTTGACAACTCTCAACCCGTATCCATTATTGAAAATGTTGTAATGTTTTTCTTCATTGCTTATATTTTTACTACTGCTCGGACTCTATTTGGTTCTAGAAGTGAGGGTGGTATGGGAATGCCCAATCCTTTTATGAAATCAACCGAGTTTACCATGGAACAAGATGTCACCACTCGTTTCACGGATGTTGAGGGTATTGATAATGCTAAAGACGAGCTCGAAGAGATTGTTGACTTTTTGAAGACTCCTGAGAAGTACTTTGGATCCGGTGCCAAGATCCCACGTGGTGCTCTCCTCGCTGGTGAGCCTGGTACAGGTAAGACCCTATTGGCCCGAGCTATTGCGGGTGAATCTAATGTTCCCTTCATTCAATGCTCTGCCGCGAACTTCATTGAGATGTTCGTAGGTGTCGGAGCAAAGCGCGTCCGCGAACTGTTCCAGCAGGCACGAGAGAATCAACCGTGTATCATTTTCATTGATGAGCTGGATGCCGTTGGTAAACAGCGTGGTGGAGGTACCACCCCAGGTAATGATGAGCGTGAGCAAACTATTAATCAACTTCTCACTGAGATGGATGGATTTGACAATGAGACTGGTATCGTGGTGATTGCTGCGACAAATAGGATTGATATTTTGGATAAGGCACTTCTTCGCCCTGGTCGGTTTGACCGTAAGATCCAGGTATCTCTCCCAAGTGTTAAGGGACGCCTAAAGATTTTGGGTGTACACGCAAGAGATAAGAAGTTCGCTTCTGACGTGCGTCTAAAGAACATCGCTAAGCAGACGACTGGATTCTCTGGTGCAGACTTGGCAAATCTATTGAATGAGTGTGCGATTAGGGCTGTAAAGGATGGTGACGGTACAATCACAAAGGGTATTGTAGAAAATGTATATCAGCGTATCGTAGTTGGAGCTAAGGGTAATGTGAAGTACTCTATGAGGAAGAAAGAGCTCGTGGCCTACCACGAGGCTGGACACGCCATTGTGGGTGTTCTTGTACCGGATTATGACACGGTTCGCAAGGTCTCTATCATGCCCCGGGGTGCCGCGGGTGGTGTGACTTTCTTCCAACCCTCGGAGGAGAACGCGGATTCACCCTTCTATACGAAGGAGTATCTCCTTTCTCAAATTATGGTAGCCCTCGGTGGACGTGCGGCGGAGGAGATCGTCTATACGTCTAACCGTGTGACGACCGGTGCGAGTTCTGATTACGCTAGGGTCTACCAGATTGCTCGTGAAATGGTGACGACGTATGGTTTCGGTAAGAACAAGTATGACTACCGTAACCTCTCACCCGCCGCTGCGATCAAGGTGGACCAGGAAATTGAGACTATCGTTTCTGAATGTTACAAGTACACCCTAAAGATGCTTGAAAACAACCGGGACAAGCTTGATGAACTCAAGGATCTACTCATCGAGGAAGAGATCGTCGATGGGGAGAAGGTGTACGAGTTGCTTGGTAAGGACAAGTGCTACGCCTATGATTGCTCGGTCAGTTTTGATTAAGGTCGGCCACGCGACCTTGCTTGCGGAGCACCTGTTCTATTACCATTTGCAAATCTTGCTGGTGGCTGTCCAGCTGTAATACGTCTATTACGACCATTCTGTCTCACATTTTGATTTTGTTTACTAGCTGCAGCTTTCACACCACCAATAACAGCCTTGGCCGTACCAACAAAACTAGGTCCACCCCCTACTACTCCAGATGGGCATGTAGGAGAAGATTTCATTTTCGCTTTAATTGATCTAATTATATCCTGTGTGAATTCACCTGCCATATAGTTCATGTATTGAGTGTATGCTTTTTTGTATGCTTGCTTTTTAACATTCATGGAATTACCAGTGTATTTGTTTACGAATGTGTTTATTTGTTTATTATTTAAGTATCCATTCCTACCACCGTATAAATTGATAAGTTCGTTGCGTAATTTGGTCTTATTATTCCTATTGTTTATCTCGTTATTGCTTGTATCGATATTGCTTGTCTCGTTATTGCTTGAATTATTACCACCAGGTCTCTTTGCGAACATCTACTATCACCTGACAAAAAAATTCTCAGGTGATAGTAGATATGTCTACAACTAGGACTAACACCATCACCACCACAGGTAATACACCAAATAGGGGTAAAGTTGTAAGAACTAATAGTAATGGTATCACCCGTCTCGTGAATGCACCTATAAACAACGGACGGACCCCGAATCGCAATACAATGAGGAAACTCGCACTCAAGGCTGCTACAAACCGTATAAATATTAGTGATCTTCAGCAACAACTTGTTAGTACATATCTTAGTTTTGCTTATGAGATGAAACCTGGTTTGGAACGAAAGATATTCAACAAGTATATTTTACTCATTATGTACTCTATAGATAAGATCGCTCGTTCATCTACCAATTTTGATCGTTATTCACAAATGTATGAGGAAGCAGAGAATCTAACTGGTACAGTGGATATTAAAGTTCAGAACAACTCCGCGGAAATTATAAAAGGTATCATAGGTAACATCACCAAAATTGACTCTTCCACAAGTAATAAATTAACCAAGTTGCTCATTTTTTAATTCTCTCACAATAGTAGATATGTCTTGTGAAGAGAATCCATTTTTCGTTATTGTCAAAAAAAACGGTACAGGATTCTCATTTGATAATGATGTAACATATAAAAGTCCATTCGCGACCCATACTTTATCTCAAGCCACAGGTGTTCTACATCCATCTTTGCGAGTACAAAGTGATTGGGGTATCAGATCT